AAGCCACAAACAGAGTGGCTTCCTCCTGAAACATTTCCGGATTTAACTCAAGCGTGCGAAATCGCAATCGACTTAGAAACCAGAGATCCTAATTTAAATATAAGAATGGGCTCCGGTTCTGTTGTAGGAATTGGTGAAGTGGTTGGAGTGTCGGTAGCAACCGAAGATTTCTGCGCCTACTATCCTTTTGCTCATGAAGGGGGTGGTAACTTGGACCGGAAGATGGTTTTAAAATGGCTCAAGAATATTTTAAAAACTCCCTCCGATAAAATTTTTCACAACGCCATGTATGATGTCTCCTGGTTAC